ATAATTAAATAATCACTTATTGTAATCAATGGTTTATTTGGAACAGTTGTAAAAAACAAATGTTGTAGCATATCATCAATATATTCAGTACTTTCTAAAGACGTTGGTTGATTATTTAATACTGTAAAGTTATTTGTATTTATAGTATTTCGAGATTTAACTAAAATAGTACTTGCTAATGTCAAACCATTATATCGTATAGTGGCTGTATCTATTGGACTTCCATTTTTACCTATGAAGTAAAATGTATTTTGTTTATATACATCTGCGTATCGTTCCCAATAAACCTCTATATCATTATTCCTATAAAAGTCTATTACTGTATTCACTAACATAAATAATGCGTCTACTCTATTAAAACTTGCATAGTTATTAGCAGTCGCATCAAATACTATTCCGTTTACAGTTATTTTAAAATTACTAAAATAAGGTGCTGATATATTTAATAAATCGAGTGTTACATATCTATTAGTTATATCTATAATAGAATCTGTCCTAAGTCTATCACAATTAAATACTACATTTGCATTAATGCTATCTCTATGAATATAGTCAGCAGGAAGTATTGCGTAACCTCGTGTATTGTCTATGTTATACACAGGTAATACTACGTCTTTTTTAACTGGTAATAACATATCATACGTAACTTGGTCATCTTCATAACCTGCTCGTTTACGTGGATCTATTATAATATCAATTAATCTAAATTGAGTTTCATTCAACAGCCAATCTTTTTCTTGCTCTTTAATAACACCCAATCTGTTGCTATTAATGGCTTGTAATGACTGGTCTAATGCAATATGTAGTTCTTTAACTGTTTGATACATTGTTATTATTATTTAACTTGTGAATTAAGTTTTTCATTAAATCGTTTAAGAGATAATGAATTATCTTTATTTTTAAAATATACTATTGCATCATTAATATTGTTACCAATTATATCTTGATTTTCACTATTAATAATCATATTAGAGTTAATAGGTCTGTTAAATATTCCCATAGTTATATATTCTTCAATTAATGACTTAACTTCTAAGTTCTCGTCATTTGCTATTGTTATAAATAATAATGGATTATTATTAGCGTAATCAAATAATAATTTCTTTTTATCAGTTTCGTCTAATATAGTTAAATCAACTTTAGCATTAAGTTCTCTTGTAATTAATCTTAAAATAGAATTAACAACAGGTAGCTTACCAACTAAATCAAAATATAACTTACTTGCTTTAGAACGTATTTCAAATAATTCTTTTTCTTTTTGTTTACGCTCAACAATGTCATATATAAAGAAACGTATCTTAGTACTTTTATCTTTATCTATTTCACGATTAGCTACATCAGGGTGTACCATAGCATATCTCCAAGTAAAATAATCATTTATATTAATAGGAAATGATTTAGTTAAAGCAACTTCTTCTAAATTAAGTAGTTTCTCTTCTCTAATTTCAAAGGCACGAGCTTCTGTATTTGGATTAGCTTTAACACTTGTTGTATATGCGGTATTAATATCGCTATATGATTTGTTAAAACTTGCATAATCTTCTACTGTTTGAAACTGTAAACTTGTATTTAACTTTTTACCATTTTGATTTACTAAAACAGTTATACTATCTAAATAACCAGCAAGATGTATATGCCATTTACTATCACTTGGATTAACTCCTGTTAGCACTGGCATTACTTTTTGTAGTAATATAGATTGTGATTTAATTGAATTAGCTGCACTTATAGACCCTCCAAGTCTTTGTGCTTTAGCTTCTATAAGAAGTATATTCTTAGCAAAATAACCACTGTTATTCTTTTTGCTTTTAATAGTAACTTCACGACTTAATAATGTATTTCCTTCACTCATTTTATCTTTAATGTTATAAGGTTATGTAAAAAAGTAGCCTTTAATTAAAAAGGCTACCATCAATTAACAACTATGGATTATGCAGTAGCTTGTAGTATAAAACAATGCTTAGCATTTTTAAAATTAATACTTCTTGATTGTTTAACTTCATATCTACTTTCATCTTTGTCAGTAGCTAATGAGTTAGTTGGAACAGCACCCCATGAAGCAGGTATTGGACTTAATCCTTTAACAACTCCAGATATATTTGCTTGACCTTTCATTTGAGTCAATTGGATATTTCTTTCACCACCATATACAGAATAATCCATAAATACTCCTGTATGAGATGACATAGGATAACCAGTACGAGGGTGTAAATTACCATTCTTCATATCTAATTCTCCAAGTAATCCAGTATCAAATAATGAATCATGTTTGAAAGTTATAGTATGACCTGTAACAGTTTTGTATTGAACAAACTTAGCACCATAAGATAAATTCATTCCATCTCCTGATATAAATTTCTCTCCAACAGCCCACATGAAACCAGTACCTTGAGCATTACCATCTCTCATAATAGCATCATGTAAATCTTCACCAAAACCAGTTCCACCATGAATTACAACTTCCATTACACCTGCATCAGTTTCACCCCAGAATACTTCACCTGTAATATTCTTTAATTTAGCTAATGGTAAAGAGTATCCATAAGTATCATAATTTCCTACATCTTTAATAGTTTCACGAACACCTGAACCAATTGGAATAGGTTTGCTTGTAACTCTACTCTTAAGAATTATACGACCATTTACTAAACGGTTATATTCTTGAAGATATAAATCATGGTTATTCATAGTCCGCATCCAAAGTTCAAACTGACGTTGTTCTTCATTTATCCATAAAGTTTGTTCAGTTCCTGATTTAGTTTCACTTGCATCAAATGAAATAGGTACTACTTTATTTGCTAAATTACCTTGAATAACTTTAGAGTATCTGTTAAATGATACTTGGTTAGTCATTTTACCAGGTGCCATAACATTACTTCTATTACCTATTGAACCAGACTCTTCAACGTGTGGAGCAGTCATTATCCAAACAGCACCAACTACTAAATTACTAGCAGCTACATAAGCTGTTGAGTCTAATGTTTTAAGTTCTAATGTATATTCTTCACCAGTAACGTTACCATTATCAAATGGAATAGGTTCTCCGTGAACATAACAATGAGTAGTTCCATCAGGTGCTAATAGACCATATTGTGGAATTATCCAGTTATTTGGAAATACAACTTTAAACAAAGAGTTTCCTTGACCTGCGTTACCTTGATTTGCATCAAAGTATAGAACTTCTGATGTATGAGGCATCATACCCATTACGTCCCAAATGTATTCAACATCATTTGTTTCAACTACATTACCTTGTCCTTCTGTCATTGCAAGAAAACTAAATTTACTTGCATATTTATCTTCTGACCAAAGTCGAGTAAGTTTTCGACTAATTCTGTCAGGTTGACTCAACATAAGTTTGGCTAATGCGTTTTCGTCGCTATAACCTTGACTGTTATATTGGTCTGCTTGTAATTCTCTAATCATATTATAAATTATTAGTTAATTAATTATTAATTATTTTATCTGTTATTTAATATCGTCTATTGGGCTTACCTTAGCCTTAAATTTAATAGAGTGGCTTTGTACACTCTCTGTTTTACGTTTAATAATTGTTTTAATTCGACTATCTTCTTTATTGTTTAATATTAATTGATTGTTATCCATATTTAAGAATAATAGTAAATCATCGAATATTAAATTATCTAAAGACTTAGCCCTTGCTTGTCTATCTAATTGAACTTGTGTAAATCCTTCTTTACTAACAGGTGCAAATAAATATTTCTCAAATTCACTACGAGGTACTTGTTTAATAGCACCATTAACATCTTTAACTTTAAATACTTCTGGTAATTTATAATTTAATAATTTACCATCAGTGATAACAGATTTAACAGTACTTTGTATATTATCCCAATCTCTCTTTTGATCTTCTTCGTATTCCTTTTGTTTAATGTTTGCTGTTTCAATTTCTTTAATTTGAGCAGCTTGTTTATTCTTAAGGACTAAATCAGAGTTATCATAAAGTTTACCAGTACTTTCAACAAATCTTGTATAATCTTCTGCTTCTTGACGTGATTTACCAAGTCCCATTATATCACTTATTACAAGTTCTCTTTGTTGAGCTTTATCATCTTTATCAATAGTTACTTTACTGTAATCAATATAATTGCCAAATCCATTAAGTGAACCATTTACTTTTAAATAATTGTACGCTGTATTTAATTCAGGCATACTATTAAGAAATGAATTAACAGCAATAGCACTATGTTTAGTAACTTCACTATCTACTATAAACTTAGTACGTTTAGCAATTCCCTCTGGAGTAGAATCAAATGTTAGAATATTACCACTTTCGTCTTGTAAATCATATCCATCAAATTCTGATACTTGAGTGATTAAGTCTTTTGGAGTATTAGGTGCTGTACCAACTTCCATTAATTTTAATAAATCAGCTTTAGTTATAGTTGTACCATTTACACCTATTGCATTTCCATTAGCATCTATCTTATAATCAATATTATCAATAGTTAATTCAAGTCCTGCTACAATATCACTTTCTTTAAATGTATCAGTTTCACTAACATTATTAAAATACTTACTTATAAAATCTGTTTTAGATAATGAATTAAAATCAGCTTTATCATATTTGTCTGAAGCTAATATAACTTTATTATCTTTGTCAATAGCATTACCTAATTTATCAAATCCTATAATTCCTGCATCTGTAAGTACTGATTTATTATCAACACTAATTGGTGATTCATTATAGTCAGCAACGCTAATAACATTATTTGGTTCATTGCCTGTTATAGCAGTACCATCATCTGTTTTAATATCGTCTATTCCCATAGTTAAAAAATTTAATATTTATAAATATATTTATTAATTTATTCGATTGCAATATCTAATTAAAATAGGCACAATGATTATTTATATAGATTATTATAATCATTGTACCTATTGTTGTTATTTAGCTTTATTCTTGGCTAATAATTGTTTATCGGCTTTGTATTTATCGCTACGTTCTTTTGCTTGATTAGTTGCTTCTGATATAGCTTCTGCACTACGTCTATCTGCATCTCTATCTTCATTTTGTAATGCTGTTACTTCAACTCTTACAGCAGCAGCATCAACAGTAGACTTAGCTCTAATATCAGCAATATATCTTTGAGTTTCTTGCTCAATATTAAATCTATTATCTTCTCTATCTTGTTGTAATTTAATTTGTTCTTGTTGCATTTGTTGTTGTTGTTGTGCTTTTGTATCTTCTGCTTTTCTCCAATTCTTTAGAATACGTTTTAGTTTATGAGGATTATCAAATTCTATTGCTTCTAATCCAAGTTCAAATGCACCATTTTGACTTGCAGCAAATGCAACTTGTTTATATTGTTCTATCTTTTCTTTATCTCGTTTAAATGATGCTACATATAATCCAATTTCACTTTCAAGAAAGTCTTGTGGATATAATGAAAGATATTCTAATCTACCATCTGGATTAACAAAGTTACCTAATGAAACAGGTGAGTTATCTTCATTTAAATAAGCTACTTTTGCAGTATCTATTAAAGCCATATAATCTCTATATCGAGCTTGATTAAATACTTCTGTTATAGGAGTTGAACCCATAGATGCTCTATAAATAGCTTGTTCAGTTGTACCTTTACCATCACTTGCCATAGTATCACCATATCGTTGTCTATTCATTCCTACAGCTTCCCATGCTTCCTCTTTAAGCTCTAATAATATAGCACTTAAAGATTGTATATAATGAGCGTCTGATAAATCTATTGATCTAACTCCTTGTTGAGCTGATTGAAAATTATCAGCAGTTTCATCTATATATAATGTTCCATCAGACTTAATATAATATACTGCTTCTTCTTGACTAATTTGGTCATCATCAATTAATAGACCTTTAGGCATCATAAGTAGTTTACCTTTATTCTTAGCAATAGCTAATTCTCTGTAATAATGAATTATATTATAAATAACTTGATAAGGTATTAATGGCTTTACTATACTGGGGTTAAGAATACCATCATACATAAATGCTTTACCACCATATGGATTTTTTATTTTACTGGTATTGTTAATTTCATGTCGTTGAACTGTTACAGCTTTAGGTATAGTATATAAACCAAGAGCCTCATCTCCAATTCTATATTGCTCCCACATTTCATTAACCCATTCTTTTTCTAAATGAAGATCGCCATTAGCTCTATCAATCTTATAATCAATATCTACCTCTTTCTTCTTCATCTCACCTAATGCATCTTCATATACAAGAATTTGTATTTGAGTTTGAGTAGTAAATACAACATGATATACATCAATTAATCCTTCTTGATTTGTTATATTAATATCAGCTCCATTGGTTCCATATTTATCTTTAAAATATTCAAATGCATTACCGTATCTATCTGAAATAAGAGCATTAGAAAGATTTATACTACCACTTGAGTAATCTAAGTCTAACATTAAATCTTCTATATACTTAATATCTTTTAAATCTAAATCATATCTAAAGTATGATATAATATCATTAATAGACATTTTAAACTTTCTCATACCTAAATTAGTATCTTCTATATAAGAACTTCCATTAAGTATAGGATAATATTCTAATGGGTGTACAACAGTGCTTAATACTTTATCGTTATGAACTTCTCTATGTGTATAAAACTGTCCTGCTATAATCCAATGAACATAAGCATTAATATACATCTCATCTAATGATAGTTCATCTCGTAAATAAGATACTACTTGTTGTCCTATTATAGCTCTGCTATCTTTCCAGTTATCTTCAAATTCTTCATCTTTTTCTTTAATACTTGGATCTTGCTCTCCTTCAGGTGTAGCTTGAGATAAATCAATTGCACCATTACTAACTTTTTTAAAACTGTCTGCTATAAGTTGACTTAAATAAGGATTAAGTTCTTTACGTTTAGCTTCAATCTTCTTTAGTCCAGAATCTGCATTATTAATTCCTACAATAGGTTCAAAGTTAGATTTAATATATTCTCCTATAAAACGTAATAATATAGGTTGTATTAAATCATGATTACGCATATTTGCAGGAAACTGTTTAAGCTTTGGATTATTAGCATGATATGGATTAGTTACATAACTATAATCAGATTCTTGTATAATACCATTAGCTATATTATAATAACGTTCTAAATCAACTTTATCAGTATTATGATTTAAACAATAAGTAATATGATATTCACCATTAGGTATATACCAATGCTTCTGTTGTTTTTCTGCATTAGATACTCGTTGATTAGGTCTTCGAGTAGTGCTATATTTTTTATTATTAATTTTCTCCATTGTTAATACATTTATTAAATATGTAATATATAATATTATTATATATAATTAATACCAATTACGCTTGAAAACACTATTATTAGATTTCTTTTTTGTATCGACATTATGATTTTTCATTATTAATTCTTGTACGTCATACGCCATTATAATAAGTGTTGAAACACCATCAAAGTTATCTTCGTTATTCCAAGTCAATAACTCTTCCAGTATAGGCAAGTCATAAATAAAATTAAAATTATATAATTGATTGCCGTTGCTATCTACACCACGTTTAGTATATAGCCATTGTTTTAGATAAGTTAAACCATCTGCTTTTTTAGTTCCACCACCAATATTTATACCATAAGATACTTCTTGCCCATCTTTTTGTTTAATATTAAATACATGAATTGGAGTTGCAACTAATCTATCTCTACGTTTCCAATGTTTAAATGTTTGTACTAAGTTACCCCTATCTACCTCTGGTAATACTTTTGCATTATAGTAATCAGCTAAATCTAATATCATTCTATTAGTTACATCTAATGAACCAGTCCTACCATAATATCTAGCAACTATTATTTCTCCACCACTAGGAACAACATTAGTATTGACCATTTTAACTACTACTGAATCTAATGAACTATCACTTCTTATAGTTTTTAAATCCTTATCAATAGCTACACCATCATAATATATCCTATATAGTCCATCTGGTATTTTACCACTTCCATCACGAATAGGTGAAAACCATTCTCTTATACAGCCATATACATCATCACTTGCACTAAATCTAGCATGATTTAAATAACTATGAATATGATGACCTTTACTTCGTAAATCATTATTAGTTTTAAATACAGGTTTACCCTGTTCATCTCGCATAACCCAACCATCTCTATGAAATTGTAAATCAACATCTAATTCAACTCGTTTCTTATGTTCCATTAGTTCGTATGAACTAAACATGTTTTCTTTAGATACAGAAAATGATTCAGACGGCATATTAGAATACTGTCCACAATATACTAAATATCTATGATTTGTAGTTTTAGGATTAGCCTTTTTAACTCTTCTTTGTTCTTTATATATGGCTGTTGCAGCAACATAGTTAGGATTACCATATTGGTCTATTCCTGATACACCTCGTTTATCAAATCCTTCAAGATTTTGTACATATGGTTTATAAAATCCTACTGCTTTAGCCTATAGCAGCTCTATCCCAAACATTAGCAAATTGCATTGCATCATACTGTTCTGGATTATAATACCAATCTTTAAAAGCTCTCCAATCTCCTTCAGTAGAACCACCTGTACCAAATCCTATAATAATACCAGTCTTAAATGCTCCAGCTGTTGTAGTAGGTTCAGTTACGTCCATAAAAGCATTAAAGTTTGGAGCATTTGACATTTCCTCTACTTTAATCTTTACTGCATCTTTACCAATAGCTACGTCAGGATTAGCTGGACCAAAACTATAACTAGCTATTGTACTAAGCCAACCCATATTTGTACCAGCTTTGTCTTTATAACCTAATACAAGTTCTTCTATATCTTTTGATAATAAACCATTTGCACCATTCTTAGTCATACCACATCTATTAAATGGAGTATGACTTTCATAAAAATCTAATTGAGTACGTGCCATATCAGCAATACCACCTTTATTAATTAGATATTTCTTATCGTATGCTGTAAGAAGTTGAGTACTATTAGGGATAAGATTAGCTGTATTAGCTGTATCAATAGCTTCTTGAAAAGACCAACCTGCACGTCTTGATTTAACAACTACTTGATTAAATCCATTAGCTATGGCAAATGCTTTAGCTTTAGTCCACCAGTACTGACTATAAAAGAAACGAGCTATACCCATTTTCTTTTTAGCAGACATTCTACCAAATACTATACTACTTTCGTCAGTAACCTTTAATCTTCCGTAGTTTATAAAATTATATTGTTCTCCTGTTATAGATACATTATGACATATTCGCCATCGTTTATCACGAGGTAATGAATTATATTCAGCTACATCTTTTTTATAAAGTTTGCATCGTTCTGTAAATCCATTTAATCTACGAAATTCTTCTTGTTCTCTAAAATTATTATATTCATAAGTACCTGTTGAATAATTTGTATATCTTTTAAATTTATCAAATGCTTCGGCTGCTTCTCTTAGTTTATGAGTATTTACAAAAACAAAGTTTTCATTCATTAAAAAATATCCATCTCTTGATACAAGAAAGTCATTATCAGGGTCTATATAACTACTACCTGTTTTTGGATTTATTGTTTTATTAGCACTTGGGTAATTATCTTTATCTTCATTATACCAATCAACAATAGGTAGTCTATCATCAATTGATATATCAGGAAAAGCAACCTCTATATTAATATCTAAATAATCTCTTATATCCATTTGTAGTCCCCCCGTAAAAGGAAAAGTTATTTGTCATTCTTGCCTATTCTACCAATACCTAATAAAGCACCACCTATACCAATCATAGTACTAATAAATATCTCATTCATTTCTACTTTTGCTATAATAGAATATCCACCATATAGCATAGAATATATTATTATTGCTACTGCTGTATATCTACGAGTAACGCCTTTCTGACCAGGTGTTAAAGGTTCAGTTTGAACATTATCATTTAATTCAATATCTAATTTATTATCAAATGTATATCTATCACTATTACTTTCTTCTATCTCCATAATATTAGTTAGTTTAATTTATGTATCTGTATAGCTATTGTTTTTATTTTATCTTTTGTATATCCAGTAGCACTATAAATTGTACCATTACTTAATTTAACTTTTGGATATTGAATAGCTGTATTAACTTCTTCAAAACCACCAGTATTAGTATTATTGTTCATGTTAGATTATTTAAGTTATTATACCTATAAAAGCCCATATCATTTACGATACAGGCTTCACTCAAGTTTAAGTTGATTAGTTAATACTCCTTATTTCCAACATATATAAACTTTGTATTTTCAAATCTTAAATTACTATCGTTACTTGTCATATTAATATCCCATATCTTATCTCTCCAATTCCATATATTATTAATAGTCCAATTACCCTCTTTATGCCAACTTATAGCAGCATACAAAGTAGGTTTATACTCATATTTATAATGAGCAATGTTAGTAAGACTATCAATAAGAAATCGCTCGATTTTAAGAACGCCATTATTATAAGCATCATATTCCGATATATTAGTACTCTTATTATTATATATAATAACAGTATCTCTATAAACAATAGTGCGGTATTCAATAGTATTATGTGCATCAGTAGTTATATAATTTTTAATTTTTCTTAGTTTAAGATTGTCTAATTCATTTAGCATATTTATAATAACACTATCTTTACTTTTACGAATATTATCTTTTGTATAATATTCCATTTTAGTAATATATATAGTATCACCTTTACTGTTTGTAGTTGTAGTATGTAAATCTCTAAATGAATTAGTAGTATTTGCAATATATCCATTATTAAAATTAGTATTAATTATAATAAATAATATAATTACTATTATAATAATACTAATAATTTTTATAATATTACTATATTTGTTAAATAAATATTTTATAAGTATCATAAATTATCACTTATTATTAAAGTTCTTGTAAATAGATTGCCGTATATATTAGCTGACTTATTAATTAAGTTCATAAACTNATTAAATTTATTAGGGTCTTTATGNACTATACAACCTGCACTATATAAGCCTACACTTTCTAATATATTCCATTTGCTCGCTCTNTGATGATTTAATCCATAATAACCAAATTCAATAACTGAATGTTTTTTTAATTCATATAATGCACTTTCTTTATCAAATTTAGACATCTCTTCCATTGTATAAAAGCCTAATGTATTTAAGTCTGCATTTTTATCATTATCTCTCAATACATATAATCCTCTATTTTGGACTAATGCAGAATAACCTTTATGTAAACCTATTGTTAAGCCACCAACTGATTGTTGAGGTAATACAATAGCAACACCATTTTTATTAATTGGTTTAAGTCTATATACACTTGATGGATCAGTTGTAGCTTCATATAAATTAACTACCTTATTGCTGCATCTATTTAAATATGCAACAGCTACTAAATCATTAAATTTATCACTATTTCTATCAGCCGTATTTCTAATCTCTATTATATTAAGGTCATAAAATCCTGTTTCAAAAAATAGATAATTTAAATTATGTAATGCGTTTTTAAGTATATCATATTGTTCACTATGACTTAGTACTTTAAATTTATTTAATTCCATTATTTATATATTTAAGGTTGTTTGTTTTACTGCATGAACTCTATAATGATGTTTAAACATAGTATGTACTTCTTCTTTTAAATACTTTATTGGAACAAGGTCTACTATTTCTTCTCCATTATCATTGAATATATTACCATATTCATCTAAATGCTTAGGTCGTATTTGACATAATAATAAACCAGTACAAGTAAGTCCAAATTGTTCTATTAGCCAAGCATAACCACTTAATTGTAAAGTGTATGTATTACCATGACTTGATTGTATATGTGCAAGTGGTGGTTTAAATCTATTATCTGTACTAACCCAATGTGATGTATTTTTACCTGATTCATCTCTTTTAAAATAACCACTTTCAAAATGTAGTTTAGCTTTATTAGTTTTCCAATCGAGTATTTTAAATTCATTACCTTTAACAAATAATATATCTACTAAGCCAGATACCATATAAGGGTTATAGAAAACACCTATTTCAGAATATATATTCCAACCAGCATTAACCATTTTTAAAATTATATTATAAATAGCAGGATAACGACTATCTAAATTCTTACTTTTAAAATAAGATATATCTATTCTTCCAAAGTCATGATTAATAAGAATATCATCTATTGTATATATTCTATCATTAATAAATTTATTAGCTCCTACTTTGGTATATCCACTACTATCTTTTACAATATCTTCTAAATAGTTATGTCGTTCATTACCACGAGTAGTTGAATGTTTGTTTAGTTTAGTCCAGCTTTCTTTTATTTCAGTAACTGTCATATTATAATATCTATGACCTTTTCTGGTAAAGTATTTCTTATGACATTTCTTAGCTTCTTCTTCTACATTAAACTTTTCTTCATACTTACCTATTACAGTAGTCATTGAAGTATATACTAATCCACTCTCATTAGTATATTTATGTAATTCCTCATTAAAATATAATATTGTATTCATCTCTATCTATTTGCTATACTGTTTGTTGGATTCATACTATCTGTTATTTCTATTCCGCCTCTTCCAATAATTACTTCTTTATTAGAAGACAATGCTTTACCTTTTAATTCATTAAGCTCCTGTATCATTTTAGGAACACTTGTACCAAGTTTTAAAAGTTCCTGTATAGAAGATGTTATTAATTGTAATGTAGTACTATCTAATAAAGTATTTCCATTACCATCAACCCCATTTGGATTATTTCTAACTGCATCTATTTTACTCCTTAGTACATCATCTAAAAATTCAATAGTTTGATTAGCTGTACCAAATGCACCTAATAAATTTTGATAAGAAGTTATAATTATATTACTTCTATCAGTCCTATATATGATTAAACATTGACTTATTAAATTATCTGCTTTCCAATCAATTGGAAGTTTAGCTACTTTCTTTGAGTCTTCAACGAGTTGTTTACCTTTTAATCCACGTTTAACACTGCTACTTCTAATATCACACATCTGAAATATATAATGAAATTCTTTAAAAGCAGTAGATTTATCTTGTGATTTATCTCTTTTATAAACTTCATTATATTCGGGTATTAGCATTATACTTTCATCATTTAATATAATGCCGTTTTCAGTTAGTGTAAAATAGTCGTTCATTTAGATAAAGGATTAAATGGTAAATTAACTCGTTTATTAGCTCGTTTATTTCTATATAAGTCAGCATCTATTTTATGCTTAGTTTCTTTGCCGAACTTATTAATCTTTACTGCTTCATTGTATTTTTCTAATAATATTGTATCCATTTGTTGAACTGCTTTAAAGTGTGCATCTTGTGGATTATAACCACTTATCATGAATTGTCTTCTAAGTTCAGCAAGTTCTACTAAGTTAGGTGCTACTTTAAACGTTCCTAAATATATACATCTTATGTCATTACCTCTTTCAAGAGCTGTTATAATAGCTTCTTGTTGAGTTTCTGCCACAATAAATATATCTTCTTTATCTATATTACGTTTAAACTTTTTATTAAAATTAACTATAATGTCATCAAATATTATTTGTTTAACATCATCTAATTCTCTTAACTTAGATTGTGGATTAATGTTTATCATATTATTATCTTAATACTGTATGTAATTTAATATCTTCTATTTTGTCAAATGGACTTACAGCAGATATAAGACTTGAATTATACATCATTATCTTAACTAATTTAACAGGGTCAGAATTAAGTATATATTTACTACCTACATCAATTCCTTTTTCTTTTAATGCTAATACTTCTTTAGCACCTGTTCCAGAAGTAAACCAATTATTATCAACAATAACTTGTTTATTAATAATTATTTGTTTTTTAATATATTCAACATCATTAATGTTATTATCTAATTTAATTTCTAAAGGTACAACATTACTTCCAAAATGTACTATATCACCAATCATATAAGATTTATCTTCTAAGTTATGTCCTATAACATAGTTAACAATATCTTGATTTTCAAATTCAATAACATTGTTTTTAATAGATTGATAATTAGATTTAACAACAGCTACGCATATAATATGTGAACGTTTTGCCATAACTTTTAATAGTCCAATAGCTGTATTATCTGTATATACTTTATCAAAATTAATATCTGTAATTTTGCTAATATAGTCAATAGCATTAGCTGTATAGTTATCAGCCCTACCAATTTCAACATTAGTTCTTACTTCTACTATCGGTAATACTTTAATATCATTTACTTCATTCATAGTTTAATTCTTTTAATTAATTAATATTTAATTGTATGAAACAAGTATATAGATTTAATTTAGAAAAAGCAAGCATTACAATATTTATTTTTAATATATTTTAACAGCTATTAAATAAAGATATATGATTGTATTCATAAGTATATCTATAAAGCTATATCATATATGAATAATCATATAAAGTATTTATAGTCAATAATAACAACTCTTTCTTTTACGGGGGAACTACTAAGTCAATAATTGTATAAACTACTTATGCAATTAAGATTAGTAAATGGTAAACTAATCAGTAAACTAACTTATGGATTAAGATTAGCAAATGGTAAACTAACTTGTAGATTAAGCTATCTATTAAATAGTATATAATGGCTTATATAATCTATTTTAACATCTTTAATTTCATGGATTGAATTAGCTTCGTTATCAGTATATAGCTAATTATGTCTATAATGTCTTATATAATCTATTGTATAATAGCTTATATAATCTATTATATAATATATTATATTATATACTATATATTATATAGCTATATAGT